TGGGATGATGACGACGCCTCGCTTGAAAAGACGATTCCTAACTTCCCGAAATAGGTCCGAGGCTCGGATGTAGGTGTACTCGCCGTTGTTGCCTTCTTTGGCGACATCACCAATTTCAGCAGCGGCTTCAGCAATCTTTTCAGCCAATGTTTGCGGCATTGCTTTTTTCTCCCGTAAAGCGTGGCGTGCATGAGTCCGTTAGTTCCCTGCGTCGGCGGCGTCCGTTTCTTCATTCGCTCCCTCTCGATTTACTCGTTCCCGGCAATCCTTGCCAGTACACAAGTAGGCGTGTAGCGGATTATTAATCAGAAGAACGGTGTGCGGCGACATGTTCATGTTCTGTTTCAGTAACTTCAGAAACTTCTCGTCGTAAAATATCGTCATCGCCATCTCCCATCAGCCACATCCACAACTGGATAAGTGTTTTTCCGTCCGGCACGACACCCTTCTCGATTCGCCGCAACGTGGACTCGGTAAGCCCGATCATCGCAGCCGCTTCCTTGCACTCCATGTTCGAGACGAGCCGCCATTTCTTGATTACTTGTCCGATTCGCACGCTTCCTCCAGATATTTCACGACTGCGTACCGAATCAGGCTTGACGCTGTGCGCTGCTCCGCTTTGGCTCGTTTGCCAATACGCTTCAGCAGATCGGCGTCAATCCTGAGCCTTATAGTTTCCGATGGCTTTGTCATGCGGGAACAAAATTACCGCAATGTACCACATTGTGTCAAGAGGAAAATAGCGTCGATTGAAAGAAAAATGTTTGTAGTTCTGGCGGGGCGTTCACTCGTTGCACATTTTCAGGGTAGGTATAGCAGGTAACCAGCTTGGTCCGCATGGGGATTGCGACCGTCACGGTTCCATCGGCATTTGCCTTTACATGTCCGCACATCCGGGCGCACGGGCCTGTCAGGACGCGCACAAACATGCCAGGGTCGATCATTGTCTCTACGGAGTGCTCGTACTTGAGGAGTTCTGCAATCCAGTTCGAATCGGCAGCTTCCGGTCGGATGAAGTCAATTCCCGGCGTTCGCGCCAGCCGTCCAAGGGAACCATTTGCGCCTCGGACGTAGACATGCTCGACAATCCATTCCGGGTCGCCGTCCGCGTTGCGCTTCATGGGCACAAGAGCTTCGATTCCCGGTTCGTGGATGCGTTTCAGTTCTTTGGCAAGACGAAGCGCGAGCACATCGGGTGATTGGCCGAGTGCGACTTCCAGAATCTTCCACGGCTCAGACGAAGCAACCTTGCCTTTAGTGAGCAGCATTTTTCTGCCCACTATACCATACAGCTTATCCCTTATCTGGGGGATCGGGCGGTTTGTTCGGGTTGTCGTCGTCCGGTTTCGGGTCAGTTGGCTGTTTCGTTGGGTCGGTCATCGCGTTTTATCCTGTATCCGGGGTGAGTGTTAGCTACGCTCACACAGCCCCATTTGTGCTCGACTTTTAAAATCAGAAGCGTTTGTCCAGGCGAAAATTCCGGCTCGAAATCGTGGCAAAAGTTCAGGTATGTGAGCGGCAAGGCTTCGCCCGACGCGCTATGCGGCTTTATCCAATAGCGATAGGCTCCATCTGGATTGCTCACGACTAGGGCATTGTAGTAAGTGTCAATGACGTTGGCTTGCACTTCCGAGGAACGCATGGTGTAACCGACGAAAGCCGCTGCGCCCAGAACGCCGCAGAAAACGACGCCGAGAATCCGTCCCATTCCGCGCCTAGTCGTGGAATCGTCCGTGTGACCCTGAAAAATTCGCATCGCAGCGGCCCTTAAGTTCGGCAACCAATTCGCCCGTTTCTGTCTGGGATGTTTCAAGACGTAGCACACGATCTCGTAAATCACGAACAACGAAGCCAACAAGAGAAACCACGACGCCAGATACGATAGTGATGCCAAGCCTGATCCATTCATTCACGCCGCCTGTCCCTTCGATCCCGTCCGCATGTACTATTGTTTGAAAGCACGACTGGTGCTACATTTAGGCCATGTACAAAAGACAGGACAAAGTTTTCAAAGAGAAATTGACGAAGCGTGCAGATGAGATGCGAAAACAGGAACTCGCGGCCAAACTGATTTGCATCATGGACGCGCTGCGAAAAACTACTCCTCATCTTTTGGCTTCTTGCCAGCCAACTTCATCTCGGCCTCGCCAATAGATTTGATTGCATCCTGCGTGGCTTGCAGTTGCTTCTCGAATACTTTTCGCAATCCGCCGTGCTGTCCTCGATTCTCAAATTTGGCTTCGCGCTCGGCTTCAGTTTGTTTCGAGGTTGAACTTTCGCCGCGATCTAGCGGTTTGTAAGGCGCGATCTTTTTGAAGTCTCCGTAATTGCCGTACTTCTTTGAGAGTTCGTCTTGGGTCTGCTGTAAATCTTCCATTTGCCGATGCGCGGTGCGCGAGTCTGCCGTCTCTCCGTTCGGGATCTGATCGGTGATCGACTTGAACATCTGCGCCGCGCCGCGCCCGATCTTGCCGCCCTGCATTTCCATCTGCATCGAGATGGCTTTGTCCTTCATCGCCTTGTAGTCGGCGATGTACTGTTTTACCGCATCTGCCGTGGTCCGATTGAGTGCCTTGTTTTGCAGAGCGGTGTTAATCATCGCCCCCATGCCAGAGGGAAGTGGTACGCTGCCGCCCGTTCCGGCCACGAGGATTCCTGCCGAGGCGCGGTCGATCTGCTCCAACGTCGTTGCGAGGATATTTCTCGCTGTCGAGTTGTCGAACAGTTCAGGATGCTCATCGATGTCCTGATGAACGCGGTTCAGCGATTGCTGCACGATGTTCGAGATGTGAGCTTCGGCGGTGTACTGCGCGAATTCCTTTTCGCCGCCGATGGGCGTTGCTTCCACACCTTCAGGCACTTCGTTTCCCTTGCCGACGTGCGTCTCACCATCCGATCCGACCCAATGATAGTAATTCCCGGCCTTTGCTCCGCTCTGTTTTGCTTCGGTTCTAACTTCCGCTCCGGCTCGCGCTTGCTGCAATTTCTCTTGCTGTGCGCGTTGGTGCGCCCCGCGAAGGGTCGTGATCTGCTGATCGACTGCGGCCTTGTTTTGCTGGTAGAGCGGGGTGTTTTGTTTTTGCTGGGATTCGAGCCAATCTGCAACCCCGCTAGCCTTCTCGTCAGTCACGGGTCCGAGCGCGTCGGCCATTGCCTTGTGTTCGGCTTTCGCCTGTCCCTGTGCACCCTTCTGTTGCGCTTCGACGAATTTCCCCAGCGCCCCGGACATCGGCGTGCCTGCCGGAATCGTCTGCTCGTTTCCGTCAGGATCAGTCCATTTGAAATCGCTTTGCAGTGTGTCTTTTGACGGAACGTAAACTACATCAAACTTTGCTTTACCGCTCGCGTCCATCGTCGGCAACGAGTAAAAACGTCCCGCGTGTCCGGTTGCTCGCGGATCGGTCGCGTTCATGTGGGTCGCTTGCGCGTCTGAGGCTTTCTCGTCGTCACCCTCTGCTTCGACGTTCGCGCCCTCTTTGATGAGATTTTGCTTGAACTGCGAAATGGCGTCGAGATGCTTCTGCTGCTCCTCTTGCGGCATCCGCTTCAACAGGTATTCATATTGGAGTGCCTTCATGCCAGTAATCGACACCTGCATCTTGGCGAGATCGGCTTCGCTCTGCGCCTTGGAGACTGCCGCCTGTTGCATGGCCTGATTGTTCGGCGAGGCTGCCATAAAGCCCCGGTCGAGGGCATTGTTCGGGTTTCCCGGCGCGTTGCGGACTCCGGTCAGGACGCGGCCCAGCAGTCCTGCTAGAAGTGCCATATGAGGGTGAACCTTCTGTTTCGTGTCTACCTGGATTGGAGGAGTGGCCGCAGTTGCGCTGGGAGTCGCTTGGGGCGCACTTTGAGGCGCGGGGGGTGTCTGAGTATCCCCGCCGATGCCAAAGGCCGAGAAATCGCCTGTATTGTCATCCTGCTCGGAATCTTGGAGCGCCGTATTTTGAGGTTCGTCTGCCATTATCCGAAAGCTCCCGCCGCGAAGCCGCTACCGAAACTCTGCCCTTGGTTCAATACTGAATTCAGGCCGCCCTCCAAGCCTCCGGTTGCAACGCCTATCCCAGTATTGATTAATCCGCCAAGAATCCCGCTCATCAACTGCGAACTCTGTTGCTGCTCCGTGTAGGCTTGCTGGAATGCCTGATTCTCGCTCTGATTCTCGACCTGTCCTAGACTTACCGCCTGTCCGCCCGCGTTCGCTTCCAGCCCGAGCAATTGGGCCTGTGCCGTGGTTTTGTTCTGCTGCTGGAGTTGAGCGTTCTGGAGTTGCACATTTTCCGCATTGGATGCGACCGTTCCCGCTGCCGCGCCCTGCAAGGCCGCTGTTTCGCTTGCCGCCACGCCTGAAGTCAATCCCGCCATGTTCTGCGAGGCGTTCCGCAGATTCAGTTGCTTCTGCACATTCGCGTACTGTGCGCCCGTCGTGTTGACGTTCGAGGCGTTCAGGTCGGCCAGTTCCTGCGGAGTGAATCCTGTCGGGTTGGCGATCTCCGCTTCGAGCATCGGCTTCAAAGTGGAGAACAGGTCTTGCTGTTCGGAGTAGTTCGTCGCCTGCTGCTGCATGTACTGCCGTGTCTCGGCGGCTTGCTCCGACTGCAACTGCTGTTCCGATGGTGAAGGCCCACCCATGATTAGTCAATCCTCAAAGACATCGTGATCGGCTTGACTTCCGCAAAATGAAACCGTCGCTGAAAGAATCGCGTCACGTCCGGCGACTGCGTGTTGAAAATAATCTCACGCACATGCCGCGCCTGCATGATCTTCACGTACGTCCAAAATCCTTCGTACAGCGCACGCGAGTTTCGTTCGTGATTCTGGGTCAGGAATTGAATGTCGCTCCTGACGATGTTCTGCGTTTTTAAGGCGACTACCGGGCCTTCTGCATCCTCGTAGAGAATCGAGTCTGCTGGTTTCCAGTAGTCTCCGGTTAGGCCGATGGCGGCGTGATAGGGATCGGCCAAAGCTGCCGCATTCAGCAAATCCCTGTCACGCTCCTCGACATGCCGGACTTTGAGCATTACCACTCCGTCTTGACCCGCAAGCTTTCCAGTTGCGAGTACGTCACATCCGTACCCTGCACTTGGAGAAGATTCTGTACTGCCCCTTCGATCAGCGTCACGACTTCTGCCGGAACGCCGCCGACCTTCGCTGCGCTGAGAACCGACTGGAGCAGCGAGAGAACCAAAGCGATGAGTGTCGAGGCTCCCATTAGAGTGCTCCTTTCAGTTCCACGGTGAGTTGAGTTGCATTGCCGATGGCCGCGCTGAGTCCAGCCTGAGCCGTTTTGACCGGAACGCATTTCGCGCTCGTGTCGGACGGAGGCGCGGTCGTAGACCATCCGCAGTAAGTTTCGGTTGCGGTGATGAGCGCATTCTCGGCGGAAATGCCCTTATTGATGTCCTGACAGACGGATTGCGCCGAATTTGCGACACAAGAATCGTGGTACTTGGCCTGAGCCGCCACAATCACGCCCTGAAGCGCGGCGGCGGTGTTGCGAGCCTGTTGTTCAATCGGAGAGCAAGCCGTCAACACTAGGATGAACGGCAGCACGTAAAGCAGCTTCTTCATTCACTTTCTCCCGGCTGGGATTTTGTCTCCTCGTAAATACTTTGAAAGCACGGCCTTACTGCGGTTGCAGGTTAATCGCATACAGATTGCGCTGATTCGAGACGGCTGTCAATGTTCCCGTTCCCGGTGACCAATAAAGAGCATAGATGTGCGTCCCGGTCGGCGGATTGTCCATCGCGCTCAATTGCACCAGGTTGGGCGCGTTCGTCGCTGCCGGAAACTGGTGGGTCAAATGGTTGCCCAGCAGTTGCCCGTCCCGGTAGATGGCAAAGGCGATATTGTCGTGCGCGGCGGTCGATTGGCATGTCAAATTCGCCATGATCATCACAGGCCCTTTGGCATTCACGGGAAGGATCATCTGAGGCACCGATGACCATGCCGAGGCCGGTGCGACGGGATTCTGCGGGATTCCGCCCTGAATCGCCGCAATCGAGTTATTGCTCGTGTTGCCTGAACTCGTCAGGTTGGTCACGGGCACGCTGGCCTGTTGTTGTTCGAGAATCGACCACTGGTAGCGCGTGCGCCCCGGTGTCAGCCCATCAGTCGGATTGTCATAGCCGATGCTGTCCTCGTTCGCATCCGTGGCCGTCATGTAGGTTCGAGCGGGAGTCAGGACTGGCCCTTTCCCCATGGGGATCAGGCCGTCTTTCGTGTTATTCGCCTGAATCGCGGACGTGATGCGCTCTGCCAGTGTCGGTTTTGCCATTTACTTACCCTGTAGTTGCGGCAGTTGGCCCGAAGCCTCTGCCTCTGATTTCTGATCTCCAAAGATACCAAACCCGATGAGTTCCGTTGCAGTGTTTTCGGCTGGTGCGGAAATCTGGAATTGCATATGCCGGACGAGGCCGCTCAGTCGCTTCTTCAATCCCGCCATGTAGTAATAAAGCGTTCGATAGTTGACAGTCGGCTCTGCGAGAGTTGGAATGCCGGAGATCGGATAGCCTGCATTGAAGCCCGTAAAGGTTCCCGTGATCTGTGAGCCTACGGCATTCGTCAGAGTTGCGCCGATGTCGTTGAACAGGACTGAGAGAGTCGGTGCCGTTCCCGCATTCGTGTACTCCAAGCACATACCGCCGCGCCCTCCAAACTTTGCGAGGTTCCCCGGATCGGCCAACTGGATTGAGCCGAACACGGCATTCGGAGCATAAGCGGTTCCGAGATCGAGAAAACTTGACAGGTCACGGTAGGCGAGTTGCGTCACTCCTGAATTGGTCGAGGAGAGCAACAATCTCCAGACTCCCGGCGAAGTTTCGATGCTGCCCATTGCAGTGCAGGCTGCCATCTGAAGGATTCCCGGCAACTGCCAGCACTGTTGATTTAGGTTGAAGTCATAGTAGACGTTGTTCACCGTGTCCAAGATTCGCACGATGGAATCAAGGCCGTAGCGGTTTACCGAGACGTAGCACGAAGTCGAATCGACGTTGAGCAACTGATCGGCAATCGGCAGCCCAATATCTTCCGCCCCGGATGGTCCGAGCATGATGAACTGGCGATCTGAAGTAAACACGTAGAGATTGGTGCCATCCGTATCGACGGCGTTGTATGTACGGATGCCGAAGTCCTTCACGAATTCGTTGACCGTGTAGTTCGTGATGTCGGTGCCGCGCACGATGTACGAGTCATCATTCGTGAAAACGATCATGCCGTTCGGACTGTTCACGTTGCGGACAATTGGACCCGGAATGACCCACTGAAACTCGGGGTTCCAGTTTGAGTTTGGCGCGGTGCCGGAAAGCGTTTCGGGTCCGGTCGAGGCGTAGAGCAGATTGTTGACGCTGCCCCACATGCGGCCTGCGAACCATTCCAAGTTGACGATGCCAGCCGGAGGAGGCGTGTTTCCCAGATTGATCTCGGCTTGGGATGTTACTTGCAAGCTGGTGTCCGGCGTTGTGTCCTGAATCGTTGTGCTCGTGTTGGCAAACGGCGAATTACTGATCTCGAAGAACTGATTGCCGCCGCCGCTGTCTGTCGTGCGGAATACCCTGATTTGATTCACTTGCGGATCGGTCGAAGCTGTGACCGGAACTCCGACATACGATTTGCTGCTGAATGGTCCCGTGTTCGGTCCGGGCACAGAAGCATTCGAGATTTCACCTGAGATCGAATTGCCATACGCGACGACGTAGGTGAATCCGTTCACCGCCGAAAATGAGCCTGATCCTGTCGGCGTGCCCGTCACTCCTGCATTGACATAGATCGTGATGTTTACATTGTTGATTTCGTTGTTCGTCGCCACTGAAGGAAAGCCGCTTCTGATCGAGATGCCAAAATTTGTGTTGTTGACATCGGTCGCTGCCCACGTCGCGCCCCACAGATCGGATGCCGTTCCGAGGGTCAATGCGATGGGGCTGCCGGAAATCGCGACCGTTTTCAAAGTCCCAACCGCAACCCCGGCCTTCATCAAATTTACCTGCAACTGCCTGCCTGAGTTTTGGGCGTTCATCGTCACGACAATTCCAGTGATGTTCGATCCGGTCGGCACCGAAAAACCGAAGGACGTTGCAGTCAAAATCTGTGCGGTTTGAGATGAGGAGAGACTGACAGTGGCGAAACTCACAGCACTGGTGACGTTTGTCGGGTTTGTCCATGCTACGCCGCCGCCAGAATTTGCGCCCGTTCCGGCGATAGTCGGCCCGTAGGCTGTGGCGTTGTTTGTGATGCCCCAATTCGTCACTCCCTGAATGCCATTCGGCCCGTCCCATTTGAAACTCTGCTGAGGATTTCCGACATACAGATAGTCGCCGATTCCCAGAATGCTCGATTGCAGATTTTGTCCAGAATTCACTGCTTTCGTGTTGATCTGCACTGTTGAGCCGCTACTCACGTATTCGACATCCTGCAACGTATCAACGATAGGAATTGTTCCCTGCGTATTCGACTTCCACGAGTAGAGTTTCATCGCCGCATAGGTGATGGTCACGTAAGCGGTATGCCCCGCCCGACGTTTCAGTGACAGCCACGGCGTGATTTCCCAATCGTTGCCAGCGATCAAGGCATCATAGAGTTCAATGACTCTCCGGCCCATGACACGGATCGGCGTCGTCGTCTGATTGCGAAGCGTGATCCAACCCGTATAAAGGCGCTGGATGAAAATAGTCGCGACTTCACTGATGAATGGCACTCTGTGCGGCTCCTGTCGCGCTATCGGCGATTGCGGCGATGCTTGCTAAATCGGCTAATCGTTCGTGACGATGCTTTCGCAGTTCGTAAGGAACTGCAATGGAAATTGCTGCCGTGCTTCCAAAGTATGCGACCTGTCCTGTCGTGGTCCGAACAAAGGGGCGAGCAATCGGATCGAACTCGACCCCACGGCTTGCGAGTTGCTTGTGCGTGAAATACGCATCACTTCCTGACGCTGCCAACTGGAGGACAATCAGCAAGAACGTTTTCATGGTTTCTTCCACCAACTGATGTGACTGATCCCCGAAGGCAACACGCCGCCGAGGATTTCAAAGAAACATTTCACGAGCGCGTGTTTTCCATTGTACGGCCCGATACAATCATCGACCGCCACGATTGCGCCCGATTCCAGATGTTCCCACGCGGCTGCGAGTTCTCCCGCATGATTGAGCGCCGAATGAAACGCAGTCTGTTTCGTGTAATCCATCGAATCCAGGTACAGCAGATCAATTTTGTGCTCGAACTCTGCGTTGCTCAGAAATTGGATAGAATTCGCCTCGTAGATCGTCGTGTTTGGTCCGACGCGCTCACGGGCATAGGCGCAGTTTTCAGGATTCATGTCGATGCTGATAGCCTTGCCGCCCGTCATGGTCGCAAGATAATCCCAGACGAGTGTGGATTGTCCATCTTCAAATTCGTGATCCGGTTGATTGGGCGCACGCATACATCCCGTTTCGCAGATCATCACAGGGCGCTCAAGGGCGCACAATTCCTGAGCGATCAGCATAAAGGCATTTCGTCGCCATGCGAAATTGTAGGAGTCGAGAAATTCGGCGAGAGTCTTTTCGGCTACTTCCATTTCGCTCCATTCGGCTAGGACTGTGGGAAATTTTCAGAGCGCCTAGGCACAGTCACTTTACTTTGAAAGCACGGCCTATTTGCAGAATGCTCCCCAACGCACAATTCCATCCGTACATCCGCAGACTTTCGTATTGAACGAAGCGACAGGCTCGACAGTCGGCGCGGCATCCTGAATGACCATCGTCTTGATCTGTACTGTGCAAGTCGGAGAAGGGGATACGGGCGCTTGTGGCGGCGGGGCAGCGTGCACAGAACTGCACGCTGCCAAAGTCGAGATGTACACTGTTGCCGCCAGAGCACGATAGAATCTGCGGCGACGGTCCTGCAATCCTCTGCGAGTCGAAACCTGCGAGCGGTGCAAGCGCATCGACGCGAGCGCCATCATTCTCATCTCGAACGCATAGATGCGGTTAATCATGTTGATTTCGGCGATGTTCAGATTTTGGGGCAGAGTTCCATATTCGCGCAGCAATCATCCTCCAAACATTAAGGGTCTATCTGGAAACATTGTTTGGCTGGGGCGCTCTTGGTCGCGAATCTCTCTCACCTGATCGAGGCGAGTCTGAAACAGTTGGTACTCCTGAACCGATCGTGGGTCCTCTACGAAGTCGAGCGCAAAGGCTTTCACGCCCTGCCGCACGACGTACATCAACTCGTCCGGCCACACTCCCCACACGTTTTGCAGGTCGGTGAAAATCGTGGGCTTCATCTGGTAGTCGATCATAATGCCCCAGATTTGTTGTGAGGGTACAGGCCATGTCCTGAACACTGCTGTCGTGCTCGGCAAAGTCGCGCCTGCGGCCAATGACGAGTCTGTCAACGTGTACTCGTAGGAAAGTTTGAAAGGCGGCTGAACGATGGATTCGAGTTCAAGGTTCATCGTCACTTCAATCGAGTGACGCGGCTTCACTGTAGAAGTGTTGGCGAAATCCTCGAACACTGTTTTCGTGATCCATCCAATGTCGTTGATCCCCGGTGCGCCATAGGTGCCAGCCGTAGCTGCGGTGTTGAAGGTCAGGGTCGTTGCCGTCGGCGCGGACGCGACCGTGAGCGCAGTGCCGTTGATGTTTCCCGAAGTGTCAGCGACAAAGACCCCGTTCGACCACTGCCCGACGTTGAGCAGGTAGAACGTGTTCCCGGCCACGTATCCGTGAGGCCAATTCGTTGTGAGCGTGCCGACGCCGCCCGACACCACGAGTCCGCTATTGGCGACGGTCGGAATGTGCACGACGTTGCCGCCATTCGGAAAGGGTGCCGGATAGGGATTGTTCACGTTCCCCGCATACTTCACGGGGCTGATGTTCGCGTTTGTCAGTTGGTAGTCCTGCTGATATTGGATGGTCGTCCAGTACAGGATTCCCATGCCCGTTGTTGCGGCGTTTGCCCGATTGAAGCGCCACGTCAAGGGCTTCTGCAAGACTTCCTGATAGACATCGTTACAGATCGACAGGGCAGGCTCGTTTTGAATTCCGAGAACGTCCTGCAAGTTGACGCCGCGAACGTTGGTCGTCACGTAGTCGATGACGGATTGGAGCGAGATGTTTGAGGGCATAGGCTTATGGCTCGAAATATGCTGATATAAAGGCAGCGGTCGCGCTTGCTGCACTATATGTGGTGATGACGCCGATGGTTGACGGCAACGCTCCCGCCGTCGATGTATTCGCAGCAATACCCAATCTCGGAGCCGTGACGTTCGTCGGCAACATCGGGAAGTTACTGGAAACTCCGCTCGGCGCAACTACCCATGTCGGAAGTCCAGAGCCTATCTTGAATTCGCTGGTGGATGCGAACAAATAAGCCCCCGGAGTTAGAGTCACAGCCGCAATCGTGTTCGTCATCACAGTGTAAATAGCGGACGAACTCAAGACGGTGAACACGCCAGAATCAACCAATTTCGTGTTTCCGTCGCTTGAATAGATTCCCACAGATGAACGATGCGCGGATGCTGTCAACATTTGACCGTCGCGCACCGCCGTAATTGATCGAATTGCCCATGTATTTTGCAACGTAAATTGCACGACGTTGACTTGTCCGTTGTTGCTTCCAGTGGAGCCGCCCGACCCGGCATTCACACCACACAGCCACGTAAGGGCATTCCCTGTTAAACCCATTGAGAAAAAGCCCGGATTTCCTGCTGTGGTGAAAACCAATCCGCCGGAGCCAGTTGCCGCTGTCGCAGTAACGGTTACCTGTGGCGAGCCTCCCGGTGGGATGATATTCAGATTCGCAGCCGTGCCTGTGAGATAGTACGTCTCATTCCAGACCTGTCCGCCATTTCGCGCTTTCACCGAAAGCTGGTAAGTCGTCGATGCTCCTGCCGTCGTGCTCAAAACATCGTTGAACGCAAACGTCGAGGTCATGTTCCCATTTGCATCTAAGGTTCCGCTGATAACTGGAGGGGCCACGCACGCGGCTGTGCCTGAGAACAGAACTGCATCCCCTGAGAGCTTCCACTGGAAGGAAGCATTTGCTACCGGAGAGCCATTAGCGAATTGAAAGACGCCTGTGACTACGCCCATGCGCTTATCCTGGCGGAATTTTCGTCAAATCCGCAAACGTTCCAACGAGAGTGTAGGTGCCATTGAATAGTTGGCCGCCCTTCAAATCCTTCACGGAAATCTGGTAGGTTGTGCCGAATGGCAGAATCTTATCATTGAAGGCAACGAGCGCCGTCACGGTCCCGCCATTCACCGAGAAATTTACCGGGACAGGCACGAAGCACGCCGAGACTCCGTTGCGCCCTTCGCCCGACAACTTGAATTCCACGGTGCCATTGATAGCGACTCCGGAAGGATCAGTGAAATAGCCGCTCACCAATCCCAGACTGCTCGCCGCCGTGCTGCTCAAAGCTGTCTCAGTAAACGTCACTGGCGAGAAACTCGTCGCCGCTGCCGTGATCGAATAGACCTGCGGAGTCGAGGGCAAGGTCGCAGTCGTCGAAGCAACGCCCAGCGCATTCGTTGTACTTGTTCCCGGCGCAACACTGCCAGCCGGAGTCGTCCAGACAACGGACACTCCTGAAGTCGCGGTGCCGTTCACCTTCGCTTTGACAACCAATGGAGCCGTCAGAATTGCGCTCACACTTCCGCTCTGATTGCTGCCGCTCACGATAGACAGGACATTCGTCGTCGATTGAGCAGTCTCGGCGAATTGCGCGGTCGTGTATCCGCTGGCAGTCGCAGTAATGGCAATGCTTCCCGGCGAATTCGGCAAAGTGTAGGTCGAAGTTGCTGCCCCGTTCGATCCCGTGGTCGCTGGATTTGTGCCGAAACTTCCGCCCGATCCTGTCGAGAAGGTGACCGGAATTCCCGCCGTGAGCGTCCCATTGACTGAAGCATTCACGACAAGCGGATTCGCCAGAGTCGCATTCACGAAGCCAGTTTGATTGTTCCCGCTTGCCACGGAGAGCGAGAGAACATTCGAGTTTGCTGTCTCGTTGAACGTTGCCGGATTGAATGGCGTGCTCGTCGCGTTGATGACGATAGCGCCGGGAGTCGCGGGAAGTTTATAAGTCGTGGACGCGAGGCCGCTCCCGTTCGTCGTCACAGGATTTGCGCTGAAAGTTCCTCCCGCCCCGCCGTCCGAGAACGTCACGACAATGCCCGATTGTGCCGAGCCTCCCGCAAGAGCTTCGACGACAAGCGCAGCCGGAAGAGTGGTGCTCACGGTTCCTGACTGATTGTTGCCAGAGCTTACCGTCAACTGAAGTTCTGTCCCGGTGCGTGCGCCCTGAATCGCAGCCGCGTACGATGGCCCGTACTGAGCGTTGTATTGGTTGCTTGTGTCGTAGGCGACTTGCCAGTCTTGATAGTAGAGTTCGAGCGAAGTTGCGCCCCGTTGAAGGGCATAGGGAATCAGGGGAATCAGTGAGCCGGGGGAATTTGTGTTCGTCGGGTCCGACGCAGCGGAAGTCTGAAACTGGTAGATCGGGACTGAATTGTTTGCGAACGTGTAGGCGTGGTCCATCGACGTATATCCGGTATAGTTTGACCCGCCTGAGTTCGTCTGATGGTTTGTGAAAGCAGTGATGTCCGCGCCCTTCAAGCCTTCACAACCGATGCCTAGACTATTCGATGCCGCGAGAGACGCTTCTGAATCGGCCCACGAATACGGAATGTGGCTGTTCGCAAATCCCGCGTCCGTCGCCTGCACAAATTTGAACGGAGAGGATAGGCTGACGAGCGCGGCCTGTGTGCTCGACATGTACTGATTGATCCATGTCGTCGAGAGCTGAGTGAGATTTGTCGGCCCTCCGGGGATCGTCAGAAGTCCAGCCGTGCCGATTGCTGTTGCAAACGGATTCCATTCACCGCCTGCCCCTCCGCCCACGCGCACGTAAGCGATCTGAGACGCATAGGTCGCAGTCGCCATGTGATTGATAGCCGCCGTGAATGCCGACTTCCACGCCTGATAAAACGCTGGCATCCACGTTGCCGGAAATGCGGTATTGTCTACGCCCTGTGCCGAGTGACCTTGCGCGATGGAACCATTGCCGGGATAGTCCGACCCTGCCGCCGTGTAGAGTTGCGTGAATCCCGCCGTGGCTGCATAGCCGGACGTGAACACATAGTTCGGCGTCGTTTGATTTCCTGTGCCAGTCTTGGAGTTGTAGAAGCTGATCGGTTCGAGGACAACCACAACCGAGGATGCGCCAAAGGAAATCTGCTTCGAGATGACGTTATCGAACTGAGTGAAGGAATATCCGGCGCTCGCGGTGCTCGATACGGTCGATTCCCAGCCGCCATGACTTGCCGGGAGAACGTCAGAGGACCATGGAATAGAAACGATGCCGCCATCCGCATTTGCGTAGATCGTCCCTAGCGCACTGGTGCTCGAAGTCGGCGGCGTAAAGACGTAGCATTTCGCGGATGCCATGCTACTTTATTTTGAGGGCACGGGTTAGGCGACGTACCGGATATTCTCTTTTCGTCCGCGAGGCCGCTTGCGCTGCTCCTGGTAGAGCTTCGTCATTTCCTCTTTGCGCTCTGGAAACAGTTGCGCGAGTTCTGGGGCGATGGCGCAATCGCAGTGCGGACAATATCCGCGTTCGACTCCATCCGATTGCACGGCCCACGCGATGACACAGGTTCCATCTTCGCGGGAATGCAGGCAACGTGTGAGTTTGTCGAGCATTCGCGCCCAACGCTCCTTGTTGCCTTCGTTTTTCATTTTCTCTTGACGAGTCTTTTGGGCTTCCTTGATGGGATCGACGGGCGGTTTGCGAATCTCGGCTACGAGCGTGCGAAGGATTGATTCAAGCTGCGTAGCCGAGAGGCTGAGATTTTCTGCCAAGATTAACTCTCCATTGCGATCAGATCGAATCCAGTTGCAGCGGTAGTGTACGCCGCGCCGGACGAAATCTGCAAGAGGATCAGCGGATGATTGCCAGCCGCGTAAGAGCCGGACCCCGGACCTTGCAGCCATGAGTTTTCGATTGCCACGCCAGCCGCAGCCGCCGTCGCATAGCCGGACCCAGCGCCTTCCGGTGCCCAGACTTCCACCATGCCGTTACCCTTGAAGTTGAAGGCAGCCGTCAGGGTGATCGTCTTTACCTGTCCCGCAGTGAAGGTCAGGTTCCCGGTTGCCGTCCCATTGGACGATGCCGGGAAATACTGCACCATCTTCTGCGGACCAGCAACGCGAGTCCAGTTCGGTTTTTGGAATGCCGCCCAAGCCATAAATCCCCCTTAGTTGCCGTTGGACTGAAGGAACAGGAGTCGCGTCCCAGCCGTCAAGGTTGCTGTCGCTCCCGCGTTCACGAAAGACAGAGTAAGCGTTCCGGTTTCCGTGTAACTCACCAGAGATGTCGCGGTGTTGGTCGATTGCGCGGTGACGCCGAGAATGACCGAGTTGATTCCGATTCCGCCCGTGCCGCCGCTGGCCGCGACAGCGCCAATGTTATTGGTCCCGTTGATGAGCGTCGAGTAGGCAGAGCTTGCCGCCGACGTCGCGGTCGTCTGTGAGAGCACGATGCACGCGAGGGGCAACGAAGGCTGGAACACACGGTTCGAGGTATTCGAGTACACGATGGTTCCGGTCGTCGTCGAAGTCCCGGTGACGGCCTGAGCAGAGGCGAGAGTGCATTCACTCCACCAGCCAACACTGGACGGGGCTGAGGTTACGAGAGTTCCGATGACGGCCATGTGATTGTTCTCCTAGGTGATTACACTTTACTTTCAGGGCACGAGAAAATTACGTTCTGAATTCTGAAGTGTGCGCGGCCCATTGCTTTGCGCGGTCATCCGCGATGTAGCCGAATTCGCGGCACACCTGATTCCATTTCAGGTCGCCAGTTTTCAAAAGCCGCATCAGCACTGTAGACCAGCCGTAAGTGAATTCTGTTGCCAGTCCGTTGCGATCTTCCCGCATGATCGTGTGTTGTGGCACGAAGCCATGACGGAAGGACGCATTCGTGAACGTCAATTCATCGTCGACCATCTTGTAAAAGCCAGCGCAGCCGGGAACATTTTTAGAGTCCTGCACGATCAGCTTGGGATTCAACTTCTGGATTCTGCGGACCAATTCCGCCGACCACATGCCGCCCTGCGACTGCTTCTCGACGTTGGTAAATTTTTCCTGATCGGGATAGCGGTAGGCTTGAAGTTTTCGGGCATTCTCCTCGCGCAGCCCTCGCAGCATTTCTTCTGGATTGTCGAATTCCTGCTTTAGAGGCGATTTAAGCGTGTGATCTTTGAATTTGACCCTGCACGGCCCTTTGACGTGCCGATCTACGTGTAGCGGCTCCGGCTTGGGTTTAACGGCCCAATTTTTCGCGTGGACGGACAGCGCCTTCTCGACTGGCGTGTATTCCGAGACTACGGCAATGCTACTCATCCGATTCCTTTTTCAATGACTCCAAAATCTCGCGATCTAACTTTCTGGCCAACGCCATAGCGACCAATTCTGCCGGAGTCATATCTTTTGGCTTCGAGTTTAAAATTACGCGATATTCATTCATCGGGAGATTCCTTGGCGCCCTTCAGTCCTTTGAGTTCCATCCCACTTCGCGTCAGGTACAGCGCGGCGACTCCGGCCTGATCCAGCGGTGTGTGATCGTAGTCGGCATTTTCCGGCCAATCGCTGTAGGCCTGGAACGCAACTTGGATGACCGAGCCGTGCGTCACCAGCGCAATCGGTCCCGAGGATTCCATACCCTTGCGGACGTAGCGCTCCAGCGTATCCGTCGCGGTCCGGTGAAAGTCTCCCCATGATTGCCCTGCTACTGGGACTTTCGATGGGTGAGTTTTGAAGTCTTGGATTTCGAGCTTGTGCGCGGACATCGACTTGCCTTCGAGTTTGCCGACATCCCATGAGCGGAGGCCAATATCTGTTCCCACCGAGCAACCCGCTGCGGATGCCACAGCCATAGCAGTTGCGCGAGTGCGCGAGAGGTCGTCGGTAATAACTTCAAGTAGGGGCTTGTCCGCAAAAAATTCCCGAAGTGCCTGAAGTTGTTTTTCGCCCTCGGCATTGAGTGGCTGATCTTTAAGTCCTCTGATTTTTCCCGCTTCGTCGTCGTCGTTTTGGGCATGCCTGACAATATACAGCAACGGCGCTCCCAATTGAGGAGCGCCGCCGAAGTCCGAGGTCGGGTTGAGCAGCATCGAAGGCGAATAGCTCATTACGAGATGGACGCCTCACACTTGATCTGCCGGAATCGAGGGTTGAGGGACGGATTCTGCGGGACGCGCAAAGCTGCATACTTGAAATTGTAGGCCGCGCTTGCACCCACGACACGGGCAGGATCAGCAACCGAAGGCTCCCAATTCCTCACAGTGATCTGGAAATTGCGCTGTTCGGGAATTTCCGTCGCGCCCAGCGAAACACTGAACACGGCGTCCTGTCCGATGACGTAGGTTCCGTATCCAGTCTTGCCGGACGACGGGAAGTTGGTAAAGGTGGAGGCGGTCGTGGTTTCAATGAAGCGCACGCCGCCAATGTCGATGACGCGATAGGCTTGCACGCCGCGCATGAGTTCCTCGGCACCTTCGCGGTGATACTTCAGGATGTCAATGACGCCGCCTGCCGTGTTGTCATTCATCAGGTCAAACGCCGGGGCCGGGGAGATGACGCCCACAAACATGCCGTCCGACTGTGGACGAACGTCTGCGTTTCGCAGCGACATAGCAGCGGCACGCACGAGCGAGGCCGACATGAATTCGTTGTCAGTGCAGGAAGTCACGATGGCCGAGACTGCGGTCGCTTCTGCTTCGTACTCGGTACGCGCGAGAGTGTTCGCAGTCAATGCGGCCTGATAGCCCATTTCTGCCGCCGTGTTTTCGACGATGGGGTCGATGGCCGTCTCGACGAGAATGTCCGAGAACGATGCAAAGTTGAAATACTGCTGCACCGTCACGTTGCGGATTGAGGTCGTCGGGTTTTCGCCCGTGCCTACGGTGCCTTCTGAACCGGGCGTTGTGGCCGCGCCCAACAGGTCATAGCTGTAAAGCTGGATGGTGCGCCCGTTGCGATCTGGCAATTTTCGGCGCGAAGTGGTCGCGACAAAGGGCAGGTTGGCCTTCAGGTTCTCCACGCCCACGCGGTCATAGTAGATCGAGGAAAGATGCGAGAGTCCAGCGGTCGATGTGAGAACTGATGCCGGTTGGTATGCCACTTGGTTAGGCTCCTGAAATTTCTAAGTGATTACACTTTAATTTCAGGGCACGAGAAAATTACGCACGCCGCAACTTGGCGAAATAGTCCTGCTGTTGCTTCAGCGTCATTTTCTTGAAGGCATCCACATCCACGGATTGCTGAACCGGGGGAACGATCCCGCCTTGATTCGATGGAACGACAGTCGGAGGCGGCGGGGCTTCTTCCAATTCTGCGGTCGGATCGGGCGGCGGGGGCGCTGGAGTTTTCACCATGCCCGGATCGGATGCCGACAGGGTTGCAAACGCGATGTCGAGATTCTTTTTCGTGATGGGCTTGTTTTTCTCGCGCAGAAACTTCGTCAATTTCTGCCCGTTCTCTGGAGTCGGGTTGTACTTTTCAACGTTGTCGTACACCCATTCAATGCCGATTTCTTCCTCTCGGCGGTTGAATTCTCGCACTTCGCTGCGATCCAACTGATTCAGGATCGTTTCCATCGGTGCGCCAAATTCCGCCTCTTGCAGCATCCGAATCGCCTTCTGCGGATTTTCTTTCATCAGGTTCAGGATATTCGCCTGTTCCTGCAAACTCAGTTCTTTCCGCTGGAACTTGATCGGCTTGTAAACCGGGTCATCTTCAAATTCCACGGGAGCCGGGGGAGCCTGTTGCTGAATGGATTTCTCGATGGCCGCTGCGAGGGCTTCAACGGAACCAGCTTCGAGTGTCGTGCCGTTCGCCAACTTGTGCGTGAACTTTGGCGCGGGGGGAGCCGGAGGCGGCGTAACGGGCTGATTCGGTACGACAGCCTCCGGCGTCGCAGTCGTCTCTGCGTATTCATCACCCAGGTGGAAGTTTTGTGCGCCTTTCTGTTCGCCCCACTTTTGCCGATTGGGATTGTTGCGCGAGAAATCCGTTTGATCGTCGAAAGGCTGAATCGGCTTGTCAATCACTGTCGCCATTGAAATCTCCATCGAGTTCCGGCTGGTGCGTTCTGGGGTCCGTCAAATCTTGGTCGAGCACTCCCACTTCCTTGAACACGCTTTCCATCAGCAGTTTCGCATAAGTTCTCGCGCCTGCCAACCGTGCGCCTGAAAGCCAGTAAGCATCTCGCGTTCCCTTGCCGCTGAATTCGAGATGCTGATCTTCCATCCGGCCAATGATGCCCCGCGATAATTTCTGCAAGAGCGGCCAGCCGGGGTGATTCGTCAGTTCTTTGATTGCCTGAGCATTGTGTATCTGGTGAAGGAATTCCAGTTCATGCTCAGACAGTTCAAATTTAAGCTCCGGCATTGGACGGTTGCGCCTCTGCTTCCTCGCCTGCGGTATCTTCTCCGTTCGCGCCTTGCGCTAAGGCTTCTGTGATCGTCTTGGCAATCGCGGTCTTGGTCTGCGCCTGACCCTTGGCGTCGATCTGCTGCAACTGGTGCTGATTCTGAATCGCCTGTGTCGCCATCTGCTGATTGAATTCGTTGCGTGCGACCATAGCCTTCTTTTCGTCGGCAGTCATGGGGCGAACCCATTTCTGCGTTCCGGCGATTTCAGAAATGTCTGCAACCGCCTGCGCGATCTCAACCCAGTCTGCCACAAGTCCGGCTTCCTGCATAGCCTGCAATACTGGAGCCTGTTGCAGCACTTGAAGCAGCGGCATGAGATTTTGCGCGAGCGCCTGACGCGCCTTCGCCTTCGATGACGCGAGCATTCGAAACTTGATGTTCGCGTTCACGATGTCAATCATGTCGCCTTCGTAGGCGTGATCGAGTTCATCGGTCAGGATCATCTGAATCGTTTCTTCGTCCAGCCATTTCGAGTTGCATTCCTGAATGAATTCCAGAGTGGGAACGAAGATCAGGTTTGAGATGAAATCGATCAGGTATCCGAGACGTGCGCCGACTCCCGCTGCGAGCGCATTCATGCCCGTAGCGGTGCGAGTGATCGACGAAGGCCCTTGTTGACCGCCCTGTGTGATGGTTTCGTTTGCGCCGGAGAGAGTCTGGCAGCGCGTGTCGCTCGCTTCAACTTCTGTGAAGGCATCCGCCAAGGCTGGCGGATACTCGATCATTTTGATTCCGTCCGCGTTGTCCGTGTCGATGATGCCACCTGGACGGAGGCGCATCTGCTGAGCAGGCGTATTAGAACCTCGCACACGGATGAAAGATCCTGACAAGCGCAGGCTAAGATCGTCAAGTCTTCCGTTGATAATACCTTGCTGAAGGCGCTGTTCGCCTTTAAGGAGTCGGCCAAGTCCGATGCCATAAAAGCTGTCGAGCACGTCTGTAAAACAAGCCGATCTGTATGGAATCTCCCCGAACGTGTTCTGCTCATTGATGATTACCAGTTTGCGATTCAGCACGACGTAGTGCTGTTGCGCCGTCCAGTATTCTAGCACTTCTAACTGCTCTTTGTTCGGGTCTGCCGTCGATTCCTGATAGCGCGGCATGGCCTTGAATTCCATGTTCAGATCGAGCGAGGAAATGCCCGTGTTCATTACGCTCGTCGTGGAACGGCCCTCGAGCATCGACCGCTCCGGCGATTCCTTCGGCTGCTCGAAAAAGCTCTTGAGCGTTTCATCGTCGGGCAGAAAATTTCCCGGCACCTGGCGGAATGCTTTTATCAGTTGCTCGACGCCCATGTACTCGCGGTGAATGATGAACTGCGCCTTGCGGATGTCCGGGCATCGCAACTTCGGGTCGGGAATGATGTGCCGGATGTGGACCGATTCGCAGTACGGCTCGTTGACTTCGACCGTCTCGTTTTTCATCACCCACTTGGAGCCTTTGGGATAGCTCTTTACGGGCAGGCCATTGATTGCCTGCACTGTGGGCGTGCCCTTGCGGACGCGCTTGCGAATGGTTTTCTTGTATTTGCGCCAACCTACACGAAACACGGTCGTGCCGTAGACCATCAATTCCTTGCAGGATTTTCGTAGCTCCTCACGAAAGCCCATTTCCGCCAACTGGTAGTTGATGATCTCTTTCGAGGCGCGTGCGGCATTCTGCGGAGTCTTGGGGCGCGAGATAGCCTCGAATGGCGGATCGTCAGAAAACAGTGCCGACATCACCTGCGGCATCAGGCTCTCAATGTGCTGGTAGATGACAGGTCGACCCAGAGAGGCACGGGGCACGCTGGAGCCTTCCCAGAATCCTTGCGGAACGCGGAACAGGTAGAGACGGTCGTCGGCGTCCCACTCGACCGACATTCCCTTTGCCAGCAGATAGTATTCGGCGCGGTTCAGGTCTTTCAGAACGAGATTCAGAACTGTGTCGTTTTCTGGAGTTTGCGGCGGGAGCGGAACTTCGGCGGCTTTGATTTCCTGCCCGAGATGAAGGGTAGAGTCGCCTTGGATGAGAGCCATACGCTATAGTTTGAGGGCACGTCTAACCCGTCAAACCTGCTCCGAGTTCCTGATCGGACCGATCCCATGACAGCGCCGGGGAGTAGAGTTCTGAGCCATAGATCGCCTCTGCCGTGATCGAACTTGCCATCGTGCGGTAGTGCATCAGCCGCGAGATTGCGAACGGGATTCCGCGCAACTTGAATTTCGGGAAGCGCGAGAACTGCAAATACAGGTTCGTCAGGTGTGGCAGTTCTGAGTGAAACCAGAATTGATTTTCTTTCAGCAACGGCTGCAAGCCGAGTACCTGCGAGATCATGTCGTCGTCGGTCTGCTGGTTCCCGCCGAACTTCACCCAATCAATCGGGAACGACATCCGCATCATTCGCAGACGTGACATCAATCCAGGCTCCAGCATTCGCTGTTTTTTGTTGTCCTCAAAACAGACACGCGAGATAGGCCACTTCTGCCACAGCGCGATGATATTGTCGATGACCTGCGAGGGCTTCATGTGGCCCGTTACCAAGTCGATCAGGAACAGCCGGCCTTTCGAGTCCCAGCCGCCCACTACGCCCACGGCAGGCTCCGCTTCCGAGTCCGCGAAGTTGAAGAACCACGCCATAAACAAATTCATCAGGCCCGTATCGGGATAGCGTTCGCGCTTGATCGTGTGCTTCACCAGTTCAACCATCGGAAAATTCTCGGCGCTCGGCGGAACTGGATTGTTCAATCGCTGACAGTTGAACAGGAATTGATTGTCGGCCTGAATTTCTGCGAGTTCCTTCAATCCCCAACGTTCCGGGTGCAGATGAATCAAATCTCCCGGCTGATACTCGTCAGGAATGTAGAAGCCGTTTTTGCGTGCGAAGTCGAGATCGTCAGTCCAGATCGGGCGTAGGTGAATTCTCCACTGGCCCTTATTTTTTTCGATGATGTGGCCGTAGAGATCGGACCAGTCGTAGCGCGTGCCCAGCAATTCGCGGTAACCGCGAGGGTTTAGCAGATTGCGCGATAAGTCCCACTGCTCGATTGTTTTTTGGAGAAGTTCTCGCGTCTGAAAGTTTGTTTCGTGGACGAGATCGTCGCCCGTGATCCACTCGTAGTGCGTGCTGGCCTTCGCTGATTCAAGCGTGGAAATCGAGATCGTAGGCTCTTTGCGCGGCTTGGTTCTTTTGGGATTGGTGATTCCGTAAGCCGTGCCGAAGTCAGACGGCGGCTCATTCTCCTGCCCTTTCTTTTCGCTCCAAGGAACATGCTCCGGGTACAGAGTTCGCAAGTCTGTGTTCGTCAAAAACTGATCTTTGATTTCCTGCACCATGCCCTTCACAAGCGGCTCTTTGCCAGACATGCGAAGCGTGGCGTGATCGGGGAAGTTAATCCAGTTCTGAATTGTTTTCGCGAGCGAGATCGACGTTTTGAATTCGCCGCGAGGATCGAGAATCAGGAAGTTGTGAATCTCGTCCTGCTCCTCAATGGGCTTTGTGGGATCTACTTTGCCGTAAATGTCGCACACTTGCTGATGCACACGCGGCAGCATGTCTTTGTAGTGCAGGATTTCTTTGGCGAGGAAAAACAGGTCGGAGCGTCCGCGCTCGGCGGCAGATTGCTGAACCTCAGTGAGGTTTTGGAATCTTTGCCCCACGTTTTCGGGCTTGAGAGAGTCCGATGGCAAGGGCTTGCTTTTTGGTTCGGACTCTGGGACCGGACTTACCGGATCGGAGTTTTCCTGCTTTGAACTCGGAGAGGGTTTTCGCGACTTTTTCACTTCCGAGGACATGCTCTACGGCCATTCATGGACTCCGAAAAAATCGGGGCGGGAAACGTGCGGAAACCCGCCCCAGCCTTCACGAGGGAAAAGCGTTAGCGGTCGGACACTTTGTCGGTGTATTTCGCCGATTCGGAGAACTGAGCGCGATAGCTTTCCTGCAAATCTTTGCCGGACTCCTCGCACATTTTCTCGACGGTGTTGTACTCGCCGCGCATCCCGAAATTCTCCAGGTTCAGAATCTCGCCTTCAGGAAACGCGAGTGTCTTGGTTTTGCTGATGATCTCGTTTTCGCGGTCACGGGAAGTGTTGTGCGTGACGGCGCGACCGAGAGGCATTGCGTTTCCGGGTTGGACTGTGCGAGCCATTGAGTTTCTCCTAGAACGTGTTTTTGCCCAGCTTGATCGGACCAGCCGGGAGATTCTGTTTGCGATTCAACTTCTGTGTGTTCGCGCCACCGCTGGCAGCAACCGGACGTATGTACGAGTGATTCTGTCCGCTCGAATTCGGGACGGGCATCTTGTACGATTCGTTGAGTTCGTGACCGCCCTCGTAGGCCGCTCGGAACGGATTGTTTTGCATTGACATCTGGTCCAGTTTCGGCCCGTATTTTCCCGTCTTGATTGGATGCGTCTTGTGCATACACTAAACTTTCAAAGCACGAGTTGTTAGCGGTGCAAGTTCTGCGGCGTGCCCAAATGCCCGAACTGCGCGGCGTAAACTTCCGGCGTGATGCCGTGCTTTCGTAAGATTCCTTCGACGAGCGTGTCGAACATCTGGCGCTGCTGCGCGTTCATCGACTTCGGCGAGTAGGCGCGGATTTCGTTCATGGCTCGCATGAGTCGCGTTTCCTGATCGACTGGCGCGAGTTCGACTTCCTGCTTTTTCCAGCCGGAGAAATCGACGATCAAACCATCTTCGCGGTATTCCATCAGAGCGTCTCCGATTCTGACGGCATCGGTTTTTCCCATTGAACGCAGCCGAACGAGATGTGGACCAAAACTCTCGCTTTCCCGTCATCGGTGAATAATTTCGCGTTCATGTTGTTGCCTTCAAATCGAGCGCATCGCCCGATCTGATGGTACATTGGCACGAAATAGCGGCACGTGTCGCATCGGTTTTCGTTCATCGCACCAAACTTTCGGCTGGCCCTGTGGGACTGCTGCCGATTGTATCACCGCCCATGCTGCCCGTGTCCTGCCTACCGTCCGTTGAAGCCGGAGATGGGCCGCGCCGGACCTGTACCGGGTCGCGTGGGAAGTGACCCCCTTGCAGACGTGCCGCGAATTACGCCGCCGTCTACCGGGGTAGAAGCCCCAAGCATTCCCTCTGTAGACATGAAACCGGGATTGCTGCTGAAGTTGTGAGGGTTGTCGATCTTGTCCATCCCGCCGCAATTTTCTCTGGCGAGTTCTGCGTTGGTTTTGAATTTACTCATGCTTCACTCCATCCGTGCGACCGCCCTTTGGCGTGCGCGAGCCGCTCAATGCGCTGTCGATGGTTTCAGAATGCGGAATGCCGAAAGCCAAATCTTCCTCGCGCTTTTCGTCGTCGATGTCCTGCCACGCGGTGTCCGCGCCACGCGACCAGCTCTGCGCTCGCGAGATGATGTCGGAATATTCTGCGGCTGCATTGCCGTGCCCACCTAGCCCACGTCTTTTGCGGATGATGTCCATTTCGTCCTCACAATTCCGGTGCCGTATTTGAATGCGTCGAAAACAACCTGCTGCGCGGCGTCCCACATCTGCTGTCGATTTTTTCTCGCCTCTCGACGCAATATCCGATAAAGCGCAGCGTCAACTTTCCCTCGACCGCGAGGGACAAAATTAAACAACACTGGGGCGAGTTGTGAATGATCTGTTCGCATGTCAAAACCAAATCAGCAGCGAGCCGGACTGAATCGTGCTCACTTGCCAGCTTGCAGTCTGTGTCGCCTTGCCGGGAAGCGTGAGTTTTTGCGGCCCACTCCAGAGAATTTGCGATTGACTGGCAACTTCACACGTTCCCGCGATGATGAGATTCGGCGAAGCATCTGTGTCGGCAATGACAACCTTGTCGCCGATGTTCACGGGCGTGAGCCATTCAATGCGTTTGACCAGAAACGGGCGAGACGCAACGACGGTCGCCGCGCTCGTGATTGACATCGGGTTTACGGTCGGTGTGTAAGTAGCCATACGTTAAGTTTTGAAAGCACGACTAGCCGCCGTGCTTGTTCCATCCTTGCGCCAAAGATACACCCAACCAATTCGATCCGCCACCCCCGCCACCAGCCGGGGGAATAATTTCCAGTCCTGCCGCAAACCATGTCGTGTTCGATACCGTGCAGGCACATGTGATCGTGTTTCCCGCCGACAAACCGGAATTGTCTACCAGCGCGATAGAGTTTGCATTTCCTGCCCCGGCTGAAACCTGTCCGCGCAATGTTCCCGTCGCTTGCGTGAACGTCACGTTGCCCTGCGACATGATAACCGCGACGTTGAACGAATTGGCGCCTGTCTCGATCAGCGATACCGTGGGAGTTGTCGAAGTCGCGCTCGCGGTTGCCACAGCGCCCGATGAAGTCGGCCCAGCGTACTCGCCGAGAATTGCCGAGGCTTTGCTCGACGTGACCCAATTCAGCGTGTACGCAGTCGGGTTGCTCGAAGCGGTTCCGTAGAACTGAACCATGTGCCCCGCGCCAGCCGTCGCAATGAGCGTCAAAGCGTTCGCGTTGTTGTCAGTGCATGTGGGGTTGCCGATAGTGCCGGAGAACGATCCGCCCAAAACGATCTTGTTGCCATTGGTCGGCGAGTAAGTCACCGTGAACGCGGTGCCGACTGTGGCCGCGCTCGAACTCGCTGTTGCTGCAATGAACGCAATCGCCATCTAGCCCAACTCCGCATGATCGACCGCGCAGTTCACACATGTGATGCCGTTGTCGTCACGCCGATAGCGCGTGGTGATGCGCTCGCATGATTGACACACGGCATGATCCTGCTCGACGTTCGCGAGATGCGCGAGAACTTTTGCGCGAGCCATGAGTTCATGCGCCGCGTTTCTGTCGCGCTCGATCTGCGTGTGCATTTTTTCTTCGTAGCCGCCGAGTTGCCATGCGCGGACAAAATAAAACACAGCCAGGAATAGCCCGATCAGAAACATCGCAAGCGAAATAATCTCGCCGATTGTGATTTCACCAGCCCACATACAGCCCTCCAGTTCCGCCGCCTTCGCCGCCATTTCCGTACAGAGAACCTTTGCCTGCCCCGGTCATGTCGAAGCCCCATTCCGGCTCGCAACACACAATCGCGTTCATGTCGATGGCCTGAGTTGTCGCATTGCCAATCGCGAGCGAGAGTGACAGCAGCCACGGAATATTTACTCCACCAGCCCCGCCTTCACTGCGTGCCTCGCCCGTGTCCGCGTACCACACGTCATACGGCTCGATGTTCATCGTGCCGAGCGGCGGATTCTGTGTGATGTTTGCTTGGCTCATTGACCGCCTCGCACGACTTCGATGTCGTGATCCGTGGATGCCCAGAACAATTCGCGGACATCGCGTGATTGAATAATACAGCCCTCACTGGCAAAACCGGGATGCGGAATCGAATCGCCGTGCATCAGGAATCCAGAGCGCCCGAACGTGTTGGTTTCTGGGTAAGGCTCCAGCCGGATTGCGAACGGCCCATGCGTACTTTGCGGAATCAATTCGACGCCCTGCCACTTGCCAGCCGGGATCGGCCCGACGTCGGGAATGAATTGCGATTCGGGATCGTTGCGATGCGGCGGCTGACCGGAATATCCCTTGCCCTGCAAACTGCCCGTGGGGTCGATCAGGTTGCCCGTGATTTGTTCGTAGGTCCAAGCCATACGCTAAGTTTTGAGGGCACGACCGACGCCCTCTCCGTTCCGAATTGCCATGATGCACTTGTCCACGGCTTTCTCGAATCCCTGCTCCTCGTTGCGGAAAAGCCGCGAGCGTTTGTGCCAGTACGATTTTTCCGTCCCGCGCAAAAATTTCCAGTCGGAATTTCCTGAGAGCAGAACCGACGTTGGTTTCCATAGCGCCTGCGCGAGCCATCCCGCCCCGTTGTCTGTAGTGACAATTCCGTCCATACAGGAAAGTAATGCCGCAGTTTCTTCCCAATTCTCGAACGGCGGGTTGTAGACGGGAGCGCCGAGTTTGAAATTATTTCCGTGCGTGTCTCCGGCCCAGCAGTTTACCCAATGGCACAAATCGGCAGTCGAGAGCACAAGCCGCATCGCCTGCGATTCGAGCAGCGAGCGAAACTTCATGCCGCCCTCGAACAGTTCATTCGCGCCCCAGATCAAACCGTAGATCGGTTTCCCGTCCGGAGATTTCATCGCGTAGCGTTGCTGCAATTCGGGATTAGGCACGAACGGACTTGGATATTCGGGAATCTGTGTCGGCATGATGTTCAAGTTTGCCGGGAGCGAAAATACCGTCGTCCAGTGCGAGACGTTGTACCCATCGCCGAATTTTTTGATCTTGCCTTGCAACCACGGCACGCGATCAAACAACGGCTGCAATCCAGGGATCGGCGGATGCGCGTCAGGGAAGTACGCCCAATCAATTCCGAGTTCATCAAGTTTCGGCAGCCAGCGCGAGTACGTGATGCGATCTCCGGTGCCGCCTTCGCCCACGACGATGAGTTTGTTTTCGGGCGCGGTTAATTTCTGGCCTGTCCAGAGTTCGACTTCGTTCGGCAGTTGCAGCATGTTCCGAGCGCCCTGCTTCGTTCCGGGTCGCGCTTCGTCGTAGAGCGGCCACGCATCGCGCCAGTTGCCATTTCGCAAAAGCGATTCTGACCAGCCGAGTTTCAGGTAGAAATAATCCGGGTCGAGCGTGTAGGCGTGCTGGACGACGGTTGCGCTCTCGGCGAATCGTCCCATGTCTTTCAGCACCATGCCGTAGTTCATTGCGATAGCCGACGATGCTGTGTTCATCGCGTAGGCTTCCGGGTAGAGTTTTAACGCTTCCTCGTGCATTCCAAGCGTGAACATACACGAAGCTGCGTTCTGCATCGTCTCCGATTCATCTGGGCGCAGAGCCATCATGTTTCGCCAATAGACAAGCTGCTCTCGCGCTAATTGCTTGGTCATCATCGACCCTTGCTCAGGCATTCTTTCCTCGCAAAATAAATTTCATCGTGCGCGTAATCCGCACGGTTGCAGGTTTCTGTCGCTGGCCTCCGCGACCCGTTGCGCGTGGATTCAGATTCTCGACGCTGGGCTTGAAAGTGCGGAACACGGTCGGACCCAGCCTGTACTCGCGTCCGCAGCGTTTTCGTTTGCGCCAGCCCTTGCCTGCCGGATTCGAGCCATCGACAAGCCAGAGAATCCAGCCTGCCAGCAAGCCCTCCTCGCGGCCCTCAAGCGCGTGCAGTGTTTTGAAAACTTTCAGCATTTGTTGTCTCAGTCCCCCGGTTTGTCGCTGTCGGAGAAGTCGAGACATTTCCGCAAAGTCGCGGCAGCGTGCATACTGCCAGATACACGCCGCAAGATCGTATCCGCCGAAGTCAGACAGCCCATGTCGATCAAGCAATTCGCGAATGCGATCAATTTCCGGCAGTGCTCCAAACTCGATAAGTCCTGCGAGCTTGTGAGCAGCTTTGTGTAAATCCTCTTCGGCACGATGCCCAGCTTTACCAAAAAGTACAGACAAATCTGTCGGGCGTTTTTGGAGCACAGCGTAGCACAGCATGATTTCAGCGTCACGCGGATTCAGCAGGTCTACGAGTTCGAGAAATTTTTGCGTGTTATCGCGAGCGAAGTTCGAGATTTCGTACTTGTCGATGGCTTCGCCCAGTGTCTCGATGGAGCCTGTGTATTCGTCGATTTCGAGAAACGGAATCATCGCCAGTTTTTCGGCACTCTCGCCGCCTTATCGTCGAAGTACACGTCAGCGTATGGTTTTCGGTTGGTCACGGATTCCGGCCACACGTTGCTGCGGTTGAGATACGACAAAATTTGCTGGTGCCCTCGGTCGCGTGAAGTTAACACGACTACCCGCCAGCCCTTGCGCTGGAGGAGTTGAACGAGTTTTCGGCCAAGCGGTAAGACTGGCCCCAGGTGGTAGCCCTCGTCCCGATTGTGCCGCAAAATCACCGAATCCAAGTCCACGCACGCGACACCAGCCTCGTGCCGCATGGCAGTTTCGACAAACCGGGTCACACTTCGCCAGTTCATCGCGAAGCTCTTGTTCGCTGCGGTTTCTCGCATCTCTCGCTCCGAGGTTGAATTTTTTCTGCCCCCGCGTGTGATCCGCCTCGATCTGGAAGTAGCGGTAAAACAGACCGCAGTCCACGCACGGTTTCGATTCCTTCCACTCGACTACCAGCTGCCACGCTTTGCGGGTGCTCCAGAGTTTTTTCAATTCGATACTCCCGTTTGCGCTGTTGCTTCTTGAGCCACTTCTCGTGGCGTTCAGCCTGCGGCATGGAGATGTACTTCATGCGCCGATACTCGTTGTCGAGACATATTGCGGCCAACACTTGCAGTTCAGTCATGCCTGTTCTCCGAGGAGATATTTGGCTTTCTCGAATTCGACTCCAACCTTGCCGCACGCTTTGGCGAGAGCTTCCTCAAGGCTGTAATTCGCTCCAACCATAGCCGCTGCGATTTTTTGCATTTCGTTCGTGATGGATTTGATCTGTCGATTTGAAAGCCCCCCTGAAAGGGGGGTAGGGGGGGTTATAGTATTATGTGACTGTGAATAGTTGGTTTTGGGTTGATTCGGTTGTTCAACGTCTGTTGAACGTCCGTTCAACGGTCGTTGACGTTTCGTTGCCGACACTTTTCCGGCTTTACTCGCTTGTTGTCTTATAGTTGCGCGTCGTTCGATCTCTTCATCTGCTCTCAAATGTCGGTATTTACCGTGTTTCTTTACGAAAAATTCGCGCAAAACATGGGTTACTGATTTCTGCTCTTCTTCAGAATGCGCTGAACAGACGTTGAACGCCCGTTGAACGTCCGTTGGAAAAGGCCCATTTATATAGTATTCCCAGAGCAACAGCAGGTATGCGCCGTGCTGTGACATGGTCAAATGCCGGGTTTTATTCAGGTACTCGCCGGGATACCATGAAATCCACGGATATTTCACTCGATCCTCCAGCAGCGGACGCCGCCTTCAACCTTTCCAACGGTGAATCGCCGTTCTGGGTGTTTTTTCCGCAAATAACTGATATTGGCAGTTAGGCGGGATCGGATGAGTTGGGAATCTTCATGTTCGCAAGGAATAAGGAAACTCTGCCCGATCTCCATCTCAACAAGGCCGTATCTCGTTGGTTTTGCGTATAATTTCCTAAGAGGAGGGAATGGAACATTGTTTTCCAATTCGGGCATGTGGAGCACAGTAGCAGATACAAATACATACAGTCAACACCTTATTTCTGCCCGTCCCTCTCCCTTAAGGCATTCCCCTCACGCGACGCATCCCAGCCCGTTTGCCGCACGATCTGCTCGAGCCTGGTCCTGAGCGCCGGCCTGGTTCTCGAGC